GGGTAATGGCGGTGTCTGCGTTCATTTTTCGCCGATGTTGAATTTAACGCGGGCCGTCAGTTCGCGTTCGAAGTTCTTCCAAATCAGGGCTTCGGTCCGCACGAAAATGTCGTCTTCGATGATGACTTGCGCGCGGTCGCTGATGGGCAGCCCTTGTTCGATGATGTGCAGGCGGCCTTTGCCTTCGCGCCTGAAAATGGTTTTGCGGCCAGGTGGCGCGCTGCCGCCCTTGGACTTGCTGGTGAAGCGCGCGACGAATGCGCCCTTGTAGTTCTGGCCACGGAACGATGCGCCTTCGGTGCTCTGCTTCGGCGTGCCCTTGAACCAGCTTACCGGCAAGTCGTTGATGCCGAACCACAGCGTCACGCCATCGCCGCCAGAAACGCGGAGCCGCAGCTGCTTCAGGCGCTTGCGCAGCATGTTGATGGTGCGCAGTTGCAGTTCATCCTTCAGCTTGCGGGCCGACAGTGTGCGCAGCGTGGTGGCTGTGCGGCTCAACGCGCGCCACAGCGCGAACTTGACTTGCTTCTCGGTGGCCTGCAGGTCGGTGATAATCTGCTGCATGCCATCGGCATTGATTTCGAAGTGCAGCAGTCCCATCAGCGCCGCGACAGTTCAAGCTGCGCCATTCCATCGCCCAGCGCTTGCGGGCGGGTCATGATGTCGTAGGTGATGCCATCGGCCACCAGGGCGTCGCCGCGACGAATGCCGGTGCAGCGGACCATGGGCAGTTGGAACGTCGGCGCTGTCGCGTCTTCCACGAAGGTGCCCAGGCGTGCGCCCTTGTATGGGTCTTCAAGGATGCCGGTCACTTGACGCGTGCCGCCCGCCTGGAATTGAACGACTGCATTCACGGCGAAATCGTCCGTGTGCAGGAATTCGTCCAGGTCATCCCAGGCGGGCGTGGTCATGGCTTACGCGGTCTTGCCGGTGATGGTCACGCCGTAGGTAACAGCAGGGGTGCTGCCGCCCAAGGTGTTCACGACTTTGACGAACTGCTTCAGGCCGTCCACGTTGCGCAGCTTCGACTGGAAGGACGCGCCGCCAGCGGTCGTTACCTGGTCGAAGGTAATGCCCGAGTCGGTGTAAGTGCCGCCGCTGGTGTCGCAGTGGGTCAGCTTCACGTCGGAAGTTTGCGAAGCACCTTCCATGGCGGACGAATTCAGGGTGAACAGAACTTCGCCGGTGAATTTGGACAGGTCAACGGCGGCGCTGGTGTCGGTCGCGGTGATGCGCTTGGACGGTGCCACCACTGCCTGGGTCAATCGTGCGATAACTTGCATGTTGTGTGTTCCTCAGTGGATTGTGAAATTACTTCTTCGCCTTGGCCTTCGGCTTGTCGTCGCCTTCGGTTTCTTCGGCTTCGACTTCTTCGGCGGGCTGGTCTGCAGCGGTCGCCAGTTCGGCTTTGCCACGGTTCAGCAGTGCTTTCGCAGCGTCTTCTGGAATGCCTTCCAGGACAGTGCCAGCCTTGGCAATCTTGCCGTCCACGACGATGGCTGCGGTCAGTTTGATGGTTGCGGTTTTCATGGTGCGAAATTCCTTGTCGTTTCAAAAAAGGGCGGCGCTGGGCCGCCCTTTCGTGTTCACGTCACGCCGTCAGGCTTACGCGACGGTGTGGCTGCCGTAGCAGATGGATTCCAGGCGACGCAGCGCAAAGTCCACGTCTTGGAACACGACGATGCGGGTGCCGCCCGACTTCGACAGGCTGGCGGTGTCCACGATCATGTCCAGGCCGCCCCACATCGCAATCAGGAGGTCTGCGAAGTTGCCGAAGAACATATCGTCAGCGTTCAGCTGGTTGGTCACTTCGGTGCGGTAGCCGTTGACGGTGTTGCCTGGCTCCCAAATGGTGGACTCGACGCCAGTGCCGAACTTCGTCGTGGTCTTCATGTAGCCACGCAGGCGCGAGTGCATCAGGTACGCCATGCTGTTCACATCGGCGTTGTCGGCTGCAATCTCGGTTTCCATCGCCACCAGGTTGACGAAGGTAGGCGCTTGCTGGGCGGCGAAGTCCACGGCGTTCATGCCGTTGTAGTTCTTCAGGCCGCGTGGCTCGTACTGGGTGCCCTTGCCATAGATCGCGGCCAGGTCGATGGCTTCGCCCACGGCGTCGGACAGGTCTTTGCGCACCAGCATTTCAGCATCAGGCGAAGACTGGTTCAGCAGCTTGCGGGTGATATCGATGTAGGCCGCAACGGTCTTCGGCGTGATGGTCAACTGGCCGAAGTCCATGCCGGTTTCTTGCGCGTCCTGACCTTCGCCCAGCCAGTAAGCCTTCGCGCGGTCGGTCTTCTTCGGAATGTCCATGGTGCCAACCAGGCCCGACATCACGGTGGCCAGCTTCATCATCACGGAACGATTGCGCAGCTGGTCAATCCACGAAGTCGAAGTGGTGTGCGGGACCAAGTGCGCGCCCGACTGGCCGGGACCAGCGATGCCGCCAGCGTTGAATGCGCGGCCAGTTGCGCCCAGCACGTCGGCAGGGATCAGGATGCCTTGCGCGGTCTTGCCGGTGGCGCGCTGTGCGTTTTCGGAGCATTCGAATTCGAAGGCGGCGGCTTCCTTGTCGGCGCGGGTCGCGTTCGGGTGCAATGCACGGGCAGCACGCAGGAAGCTGAAGCGGGCCACGTCTTCGGCGTCCATGCCGATTTCAGCGGTGCGGTTCTGCTCGTTCAGCGGCTTGTTGGTGCGCTGGTTGAAGCGTTCCAGCAAGGCGTCCTGCATGTCCTTTTCGGACTTGCCGTCACGGACCATTTGCGCGGCCAGTTCGCGAGCGTCGAACTTTTCGCCCAGTGCCAGGATGGCATTCGAGCGGGCGCGTTCGGCATCAGCGCCAGCGCTTCGCTGCTGGGCCTCCTGTGCTGCAATTTCTTCTGGGGTCATAGTTCGTTTTTCCTCAACGGGTTTTACAATTGTGATTGGAGTTTCCGCTTTTGTTTCCGGCTGTTCCTCTGGTGGGTTTTCCACGCTGCGGCCCACGCCCACGCTGGCGTCGGCTGGAACGCTGACCAGCGAAATTTCCAGCGGCTCCCAGTCGTTCACCAGGTACACGTCGGTGTCTTCGCGTTCTTCAATCAGCTTGATGCCGTTCACGCGGTAGCCGACACTGACTTTCGTAATGATGCCGTCCGCGACTTCCTGCATCAGTCGCTCGCCTTCAGGCGTCTTACTGAAGCGGACCACGGCGCGGCCCTTGTTATCGCTGTCGATGCTGGCGGACTCGACTACGCCGCGAACGTCATCCCAGTTGTGATTCCACAGCAAGCTGGCGCCATCGGTCAGGCGCTCCATGCGGACGTGCGCAGGGTCATGGGACAGCACTTCAACGCCCCACCAGCGGCGGTATTCAGCATCGGAACTGAACGACAGTTCGGCGGTGCGCGCTTCGGTATCGACGGCGCGCGACACTTCGGCCAGGCGCTTCTGCATGCCCTCGGCGCGGATTTCTGCCAGGCGCTGGGAAATATCGGTCTTTTTCATTCGGTTGCTTTCGGTTGCGGTTTTGCTGCCGGCGCCGGTGGCTTCGGTTGAATGCCGAAACTCATCTTCACCAGGTCCATTGCTTCGGTGCGTTCGAAGCCTTCGGCCACCAGCGCATCCACCTGGGCGCGCATGTCGCGGGCCGTTTCGATCCAAACGGTTTGCGGGTCGTTGCCCTGCTCGCGGATGATTTCGCCTGGCGACTTCAAGAAATTGTTTTTCGACTCGACAGCGGCTTTCACGTCGGCGTTCGGGTCAATCCACGTCCAGCGGCGGGCCTGCCAGGCGACGGCAGAATACTGGTCAATCTTCGATGCCTGCAGCGGCTTGCCCTTGATGACAATGCGGCCCTTCAGCAGCGAATATTCCAGCCAGGCTTCGAACACTGGCTGCACCAGCGATTCAATCAGCCATTCCTGCAGTTCCTTCCAGTGCTCGCGGCTGTCCAGCGTGCCCTGGCGGATGCTGCTGAAATTCACGCCTTCCAGGTCGGCGGCAAGTTCGTTGTAAGGCACGCCCCAGCCTGCAGCGATGCCGCGCAGGGTGTGCTTCGTGAACGGCAGGAATTCGCCAGACGCCGCAGCAGGCGCGAACGTCTCGATTCGCGCGCCACGCGGCAGAATGCCGAACGTGCCAGGGTCGGCGTCCATTTCTGGCGGGCTGTCTTCGTCGTATTCAGGCGCTTCGTCCACGTCCTTATCGAACGCAATCCAGCACATCTTCGACGCGCTGATGCGTTGGCCGATCACGGCGGCTTCTTCGTAGCCCTGCAGGTTGCGCAGGCGCAGCAGGCCGGTGGCCATCCACGGCAGGCCGCGCTTCTGGCCTTCGATGTCTTCCACGAAGCCGTGAATGATTTCGTCGGCGGAAATGCGCACGTGCTTGCGCCCGCTGTACACGAACGCCTGTTCGCTTTCGTCCGTGGTCGTGAAGTAGTACGCCACTGGCCGCCCGTAGCGGTTGAACTCGATACCAGCGCGGATGAAATTGCTTCCGCCGTTCAGGCGCTGCACGTCCAGGGTGACAGGGCAGCGCTGCGGGTCGATGGTCTGCAGCGCGAAACCCCACGGCCCTGCGTCCGTGCCGTAGATTTTGCGCACGAAGAATTCGCCATCCTTCGCCGCGTCGCGCACGGCGCCCAGTTGCACAGCGCGCCAGGATTTCTTGCCGGTGACGGTGCAGGTTTTGCGGTGGCCCCAGGTGCCCCAGGACGATTCGATGGCGGCGTTTGCGTCGGCGTCCAGCTTGCCGCCTGACTTCTTCGCCTGGGCCTGCAGCATCACGCCAGGGCCGACGATGTTCTGGCGGCACATGCGGATGAACGCGCGGGCGTGGTCGTTGTTGGCCACCATTTCGCGCGAGCGGGCCACCAGCGCCACCTGGTTGCGCTGGATAATGTCGTCGGCGGTCGGAATTGGCCGACGCGAACATGCGGGCGGCTGCGCGGGTCGCGGCGCGCGCTGCCTGGCGCAATCCGCGTTCTGGGCGGGTATCCGCCAGCGGCGCTGCTGCCACGGCGGGCGCGGGCGCACTGCGTTTAAACGGGTTACGGAAAATCATTTGAGCCTTACACGGACTTCGCGCCCGAAGACATTGCCGCCACGTGCCGCAGCTTCTTCAGCGCGCACGCGGGCAAGGTAAGTTTGTTCAAGCAGCAGCAAATCCTTGATCGGCGTGCGCCACAGTTCGCGCGGGCCGTTCGGCGTGCTGATGACGTAGCGCTGCTGGTCCATCGTCGCGCGCTTCTCGATAACGGCGCGGATGTTTTCCAGGACGATGCGGGCGTGGCTGCGCATGTCGCTGCCACCAGGCAACTGCGTCACGTCGGCCAGCACTTCGACGCGGCCCGCGTCAACCTCGATCACGACGCCATCAGCGGACACGCGGGCGCTGTACACGTACAAGCCAGGCGCCCAGCCTGCAGTCGTTGTGGCGGATGCTTCCAGCTTGTGCTGGACGCCATCGGCGACGCCTTCCAGGTTGATGACGGAAGGGCCGCGCAGCGACACGGACAGCTGCCAGCCCGTTGCAGGGTAGGCCGTCCGCGTCACCAGCGTGGAAAATGTCAGGCCAGCGCTAATTTTCGCTGGAAGAATGTCGTTCACAGAAGCCCGTCACCAGTTATTCACGAAATTTCGTCGCTTCGGCGCTTTCGAAGGCGCAGCACGACGCACAGTCGCAGTTTGAACGACTGGCTTTTTCGCTTCCTCTGGTGGGTTTTCCGGCTGGTCTTCTGCGGGTTTTTCGGCTGTTTTTGCGGGTTTTTCAGGCGTTTCAGCCGGTTTTTGCAGCCATTTTTCGCGCGGAATGTGCACTTTCAGGCGTTCTGCCAGCTTCTTCAGGTTCGGCAGCGTGATCTTCAGCGCGGCGTAAGCGTATGCGCGACAATCCAGCGCTTCGTTGCGCGCCTTGTCGGGCTTGTGCCACTCGCGCACAGGCTGGCCCTTCACGTAGCGCGTCAGCAGTTTTTCGGCGGTGATTTGCTTGTACCATTCTTCGTCGCGGTCAGCTGGCACGTGGCAGTAGCCTGGCCCTGGCTTCGACATCGCCAGTCGGCGCATAATCATCAGCTTGGCTTCGTCCACGCCGACAATGAACAGGTCCACCTTGCGGCGCTGCTTACCAGACTGGCGGCGCTGCGGCGCCTGAACGATCGGCACGCCCCAGCCGCCCATACCCTTACCCGCGAACAGGCGGCGGCCTGTCTTGCCCTTGGCGTATTCATAGGCGCGCTGCGTGTGTCCAGCGTTGCCGCCAGTGTCCAGCACGGATGAACTGATAGGCAGCAGCGCGCCGCTTTCGTGGCGGAATTCTTCGGCCAGCAAGTCGTCCAGGTCTTGCCATACATCGTCTTGCAGCGTGTCGCCCCACAGCACGCGATAATCGACGCTCCACGATTCTTCGGCGACGCCCCAGGCGACAATTTCGACTTCCAGGCGGTCGTTCTGCATGTCCACGCCAGCGGTCAGGTACACGCCGCCAGCTGGTACTTGCACTTCGTCCTGAATCCATCCTTCGGCCTGCGCGCGACCCTGCAGCGTCGTCGGGTCGGCTTTCTCGCCGGTTTCTTCGAATGTCTCGCCCAGGCTGACGTTCTGGAATGATTGCGCATCGCCAAGTGCGATCTTGTCCAAGTACGACTGGACGATATCGCGCAGGCGGCGGAACGTTGAAAGCATTTCAGGCGCGTGGAACGACGCGTGGCCCTTGAACGGCTTTGCAGCCTTCCAGCCGTGGCCCTTCGCTTCGGCGGTGCGAACAGCTGCGATTCGCTGGCCATCGTCCCACAGTGTGCCGCAATGCTCGCACATGTACATCGCGGTTTCCGGCTGGTGGTCCTGGTTTAGATCCAGCTCCCATTCCTTCATGGACGTGGACACGCGGCCTTCCCAGCGCACGTTCGACCACTTCAGGTGTTGCGGTTCATCGCAGTGCGGGCAGGGCACTTCATAGCGGCGCTGGTCTCCTTCCTCGAAAGCGGTTTCAATGCGCGATGCGCCCCTGACGGTCGGCGTGCTGGATTCCGTCAGCAGCGACTGGTCGCCGAATGTCGCGCCGCGCTGGTCCAGCAGTTGGACTGGATCGCCTTCGGGCGTTGCGTCCATGCCGTCGATTTCGTCCGCGTGGCGCTTCGGCGCGGAACGCCCGCGCAGGGTCTTCGGCGAACCTGCCCAGCTAAACATCAGCCAGCCGCCGACATACGAAATGATGCGGCTGTTGTTCACGCCTTCGCGCCCGCGCTGCTTCGCCATCTTGTCGGCAATGGCAGGGTTCGCGTCCAGCATCGGGCGCAGCTTCGTTTCCAGGAACGTTTGCACGTCGCCCTGCGTCGGCTGGACAAAAATCTGTGACTGCGGTTCGTGCGCGATGAAATAGCCGATACAGCACTGCTGCACGGTTGTTTTGCCCAGCTGCGCGCCGGTCATGTAGGACACGCGGCGCACGCCTGGTTCTTTCACGGCGTTCAGCATGCCGCGCTGGTAGGGCGCATTGTCGAAGTTGATCGGGCCGGGGATCGCGTTACCGACTGAAATGCTTACGTTCGCTTCCGCCCATTCGGACGGTAGCATTTCCTTCGGTGGAATCAGGTTCACGGCGGCGCGGCGGATCGCGGCCAGCACGGCTTCCGCGTTACGGAAGGCTTCGGCGATGATGGTCATTGGTTCGAAGTGAAGCGTTTCAGCGCGCGCTTGCTGACCCACTCGCTGCGCACGCTCACATGCGCGCAGTGTTCGCAGTGGCGCGTTTCTGTGCGGTTGATGATGCGGCGGGTTTTGCCGCGCAGTTCTGCCAGTTCTTGGACTGACGGCCAGCCCAACTTGTGAAAGCCCAGTAGGCAAAGCAGGCGGCGCATCATTCGTCGTCGCCTTCGTCTTCTTCATCTTCCAGGGTCAGGTCTGCTTCGGCAGCGGCCTGTAGCGCCAGCGTCAGTTCCTTGCGCAGCTTGTCTTTGAAAATCGTTTCATCGGTTTCCCCTAGCAGCTGGATGACGCAGCGCTGCGGGACGTTCATCACGTTGGCGCGGATTTGGGCGAACACTTTGGCCTGGGCGCGTTCGAAGTCCCGGACTGGCGCGACTTCGCCGCGCTTCTTCGCCAGTTCCAGTTCGGCGGTCAGCATCTTGGCCTGGGCGGTGCGCTTTTCGATTTGCGCGATGTCGTCGGGTGCGTCGCCTGCGGCTTCTGCGCGCGCCTTATCCAGCCGCCACTTTATGACTTCGGCCAGGTCAAACTGCCATTCAACCCCACGGCTGCCCTTGACCAAAATCGGCATGCCGTCACGCCGCCAATTGTCGATGGTTACAGTGGTTACGCCCATGTGGGCCGCCAGGTCTGCGCGGTTTAGTTTGACGCCCATACGCCCTTATTACTTCCCGTAATGATAAATCTCGTTTTCAAAACCCACGCAGATATTAAAAGCGGCGGGCCTTATGCCCCCGCGACACGTTA